GCACGACCTTGCCAAGGTCGGGGCCGCGGGTTCGAGTCCCGTCTCGCGCTCTTCTGTTAAGAACAGGAAGCCTTGATTTACAAGGTTTCCTGTTTTTTTGTTGTAGTGTGAAAGCTGGTTACAGTCTATTACTTTTGATTACAGTTTTACGATCAAAACCATTCGTCCAGAGGCAAAGTTTTTTCTTTCTACACTATGATAAAATAGGAACTGTACACTAATTGTTTAATGCTACAGCCCCGTTTTTATGATCTTTAAATTTTTGATTAAAATCGTACAAATACATGCTTACAAGTGCTTTTTCAAGTTCTTCTTATATCTGTTCTTCCGATATAAAATTGAATCAATAGTTGCAAAATAATTTTTTCAATTAATATTTCATATCTTAGCCACTGTCTGAATTTTAATACTCGTGTCTTACCATAAACTTAATACCAAATTATAATTCCCTATTCAACAATCCACTCTTTAGGAATTAATGCATTATTTTCGCCTCTCCACTCGCACACTTTCTTTACATTCTCTAAACCGTCCCAAACTTCTTCATCAGCATGCTCTAAAACAATAATTTGCAAATTACCTTCACACTTTTCAATCGCATTATCCATTGTCACAAACAGCTTTCTAACAGCTTCAATATCCTCATCTTCTAATTTAGCATCTAATTCCTTTTCTTCCTCTTTCATTGATAATTTTTGAGGGAAATACACTTGACTAGGCTGGTCATAAACCAGAAATTGTGGTATAGGTGAATATTCCTCTCCATATGCAAATCTATGTATTCCCAATGAAACAGCCATATGATATGACAACCAATTAGAACCACTTCCGATTTCCCACAAATAGTTTTTTCGTCCGTTTCGGTCTAACACTCTGACAGTCAAATTTTTATAATCAAATTCCACTGGATCATCTGCATCCTCTAAATCTAATGTTGTCAAGCCATACATTATCATTCTTTCTAATCTTTTTAATGCTACTTCTAATCTTTTTCTTATTGCTCCCTCATTTACCTCAATCTGAAGAACTTTAATTCGTTCTTTCATTTTCTGAATTTCATTTTCCAATTCCCCATCTGTACCTATACTTCGAAATGTTTCTTCCGCATATTGTACTTTTCCAATAAATTTTTCTATCTCGTTTAAAGTATACGCTTGTTCTCTATTTTTTCTACACTTCAAGTCCAGCATTCTTATACTTTCTTGTACAGCCCTTATTTCCTTTGTCAATAAAGAAATTTGCCCTTCAACAAAACTATATTCTCTCTCGAATGCTATCGGAATCTCACTAACTCCACTAGCCTCTCTTTCAACCTCTTCTAAATTTTCAAGTAATTCATTAAGTTTTTCATCCTCTACATGATTAGCACCACAAAAAGGACATATGCCATTTTCCTGACTTAACTCTTTAAGCCATGTCGCAATATTTAATCTTTCTCGCTGTACAGCGAGTGTTTTTCGATATTCTTCAATATTAGTACTAAACTGCATCATCTCAGATTTTCTTCGTGTATTCTTTGATAATTCAAGAGATAATTTTCGTTCTTTGTGTTTTAGTTCCTTTAACTCAACCAATGCATCCTCTATACCTTCACTTGTTATTCCGTACGAATTAAAATCTTCTTTGGCTATTTGCGACAAAATCTCTACGCAAGTACTATACTTTAGTGTCGCTATACTTACCTTGGGCGCAATTAGTCCCATTTCTTTTGCCACATTGAGCCAACTGCGAATAGCATAATCCCATTTTTCAGATACTGCTCTTAGTTTTTCAAGCTCTCTTTCTTTCTTCTTCAATTCCTTTTGTAAATTATGAAGTTCTGAACGTTTTGATAATATGTTTGCATCAACTGCGCCTAATATATATGGGAAAATGCTAATAAGTTTCTGACGATGTTCCATCGTATCTGCTTTATAAAATAAAGTATTTGCATTTGCAACAATATTCTGTGGTTGAAAACACAATTTCAACATATCACGAAAGGCTGGTCTGGCATCAAATCCACTTTCATTTTGCTCATTCATTCGTAAAAAAGTCAATTTTGCAGCTTCATCTAACTCGAGAATAACATTTTCTCGAGTACTATTTTTTTCTGGTCTGTCAGGTATCTTTATATTCTTCCCCCTTATAAACATCATATCATTCGATGTTACTTTACCTTCTGGTTCTTTTCTGGCAAGCAACATTTGCGAACCATCTAATTTTACAAGTACTCCAAACCAATTACATGCATTTCGTATAACTTTTACCGGAATACTACAACTTCCTGCTCCAAGACAATAATCAATAATCGGAATTATTGCTGATTTTCCTGTTCTTGACGCCCCAGTAATCACATTTACTTTTCCCAAATCAAAATCTATTGTTTTATATCCGAATTCTTTTTTTCTCGACCACAATATAACCTTCTCAATCTGAAAATACATTTATAACCTCACTTTCAAAATCTGCTCTATCTCAGCTATAGGCAACTTTGCAAACCATATCCCAACTTTTTCTGCTGATTTACACATCATGCTAACATCATGTCCCTCAACCCTTATCCTCTTAATATTTTTTTCAATAGGAATAATTTTTCCATCGTTACCTATACTTAATATATTACTTAAAAATGCCATTCTTATTGCTTCTAATATTTCAAACCTATTCTCCTCTATCATAATTTGCAAATGAAGCAATATATCATTTTCCTTTTTCCTGTTATCTCTTAGTTTATTTACACAACCAAGCAGCCCCGTCGGTTTATATGTTCCTTCTATCAGTTTCAATATATCCTCAACATAAAAAAGCGGATATACTACAAATAATAACTGCAAGTTTGGAAATTCCTGTGCTTCTTTATAATAAGCGTTTGTAAAAAAAGCCATCAAATAAGCGCTAAGCGCTGCATTACGTATATTATTTATTTCTTTATTTAGACTTGTTTTCACAATTTTTTCCCCCCCAATATCTTTTTAAAGTTAGGATGCCATCCTATATCCCGCTTATCAGACAATGCATGCATACATCCCATATAAAAACTATCTGGCACCTCATAGTTATCCATTTCAACTTTTCCGTCTGCACAACAACTATATAGACGATATCCCTTTTCTTCATCTGTTCTCTGCACATTTTCGCTCTTTACAATACGCCTTTTATTGTTCCAATTTCGTTTAAGTTTAATGTCATAATCCTTAAATTGTTTTGAACTAACCATTCCTGTTTTCCCCCATTGCATTCTATCTGTCGCAGCACATAAAAAGTCGTTAGCCGCTTCTAACTTATCATAAAACTCCGCATCTATTAGCTCCAATTGTGCAATATAGTATTGACCTTTCTTAAGTTCACCCTCTATTTCTTCTGTACTTGGGGTACAAAATAAACTTGGCAAGGCATATTTTTGATTACATTCTCTAAATAATTGTCTATATTCTTTCTGAAATCTCTCCCATGCTACTACTATCGGTCTATGATTTTCGACACACTCTGAAACAACATCATTCGCCCATCCCAACAATCCTTTGTACAACACCTCAAACAAATCATCTTGTCCAATATACCCTCTTAACTTTTCTCTTATGGTTGCAGAATATTTTTGCTTACATACCTCTATATGGAAATTTTTAATTATTTTTATCGCACTTTCTCTATTATCATCATTAAAAAAAGCTCTCACATATGTGCCATACGCATCATTAATATTTTTTTCCTCATTATTCTCATCATAAAACTTGCTTCGCGCAAACTCCCACGCTTCTTCTGCCTCCTCAGTACTCATTGCTTTACTAAAACTCGAAACGATCTCTCCTGATTTATTAACAGTAATAAACAGCCTAAACTTTGTATTCTCAACCTCTACTTCACACGCCTTTACAGACATCAACCAATTATACAACGTTTTCCACAAATCTACTGCCTTATCGGACACTGGGTTTCTTTCAGATGTCGCACTTTTTATCTGTATCGCATCAACCGTACCATTTTCTCTTACAACACCATTATCATCTAGAACTTCTATACTTACACTGTCACCATGGTGGCAATCTACAAGTTCATACAGCATGTGATGTATTTGTATCATATATGCATATACCTTATCTGGCACATGAGTATTTTCAATTTTAAATTCTGAATCCATCTCAATCACCCATTTCTTAAAACTTAAAGTACCTTAATATATATATCATATTTTTCCACAATTTTCTACATTTTTAGTGTGTCTTATTTTTATTTCTTTACCCAAAATATATACTGCCTCAGATATCAACTACTTTTTATATTTACAAAATTTCATCCAAATTTACAATTTTTAGGAAAAAATATGACACGAAATATGGCATAGAAAAAGCCTTGAACTTCCGTTCAAGGCTTCTTCCAAGCAGGGGATGAGAGAATCGAACTCGTGAACCGCATTTTATCAAATTCCGCTTATCTTGTGGAGTGCCGATAAAATGCGGTTTTTACTGGTTCTGATTGCTGCGCATTTCGCACGTTTTTTGCATTATCCGCATAAATTTTACAGCACTATGCAACACGAAATGCAACACGAAATGTCTATTCTTTTACTCTGCATCATTTATATATTTTTACAGATCTTACTCCTATGTATCAGCGTTTGCGATTGCCCACCCGACTATTCCAATGACCGCAATTGCCATTACCAATGCCGACACATACTTTACATATAAATTATTGAGCACAATCATTATTATTGTCATAGCTAAATTTATCATCATAACCACATTGGGGGCTACCCTCGATGTTACAATTCCTATAAAACATAATATTAAACAGATTATCATGACAACACATATTGCATGTATAACCAATCCCAATATCAACGCCCCGAAATAATCTTGAGGATAATTAAATAGGAAAACCAATGCTTCCTGCATACCAGCTGGTTTTTCCAATCCCTGAATGTGATGTTGATATGAAACAAGTAGCACAGAATATATAATTGCAACGATCATACTTATCCAAAGTTTTGTACAACTATACGCTTTTTCGATTAAATCCATAATGTTTTCTCCTTTCATACAAAAAGGAGCATACAACTGGCAAATATGCTCTGTTTTTTATACAAGCGTCTCTACCGCTTAGTTTTTTTATCAACCCAAATTTTGAAAGCTCGCTTGCCATAGTCCCTAGCATAAATGCGTGCACCGTCTTTGGTTGTAATCCATGCTCTAAAAATATACATGAAACAGTTCCTCCTTTCGCATCTTCTGCT